ATTGCATTATTGGAAAAAGGACCCATAAAGGCAGAAAGCAATAATGAAGATAAAGCAGAAATAAAAGAAAACAAGTAACAGCCACCAGTCGAAAGATTGGTGGTATTTTTATACCCAAGTTGCACCGGTGCAACACAATTTAATATTAGTTAATAAGCACGCATAGCAATACGCTGTGGGTGCTATTTTTATGCCCAAAAGAAAGGAAGATATGAAATATTTAATTGAATATAGGGGAGAAGTCCTGTCAGGGAAGGCTCCTGACCTCCCCAAGAATAAGCTAAGACGTGGCGAAAGGCTGCGTCTTTTTTGATTGCAGAGGTAGGCTGCAATAATAATTATTTAATAAAATTTATAAAATGGCAGTATTTTTATAATGTATTACATTATGCGTATCTTGCTAGATTTTTATTTATAAAAATTATAATAAAAAAGTATAAACTGACGAGAAATATAGAGAAATACAGCAGTTTACAAGCTTTTAATAAAGTGATAAGGTGAGCATACGATATATCGAAAAAAATAATAACCTCTTGACCAGTTAATTGTAAAAAATTACATTCTACTAGAGTGGAAATATGATGAAAATAGATTGATTTAAATATGAAACTGGTCAAAAATAAGAATGTCTTAAATAAAAGTACTTGACTTTTGCCCGACATAATATATGATACAATTATGCCCGACAAAAGTGAGGTGAGAAAAATGAGTCCTAGGACAGGCAGACCGACAAACAATCCAAGACCTAATAAATTAAGCATTCGAATAAGTGACGAGGATAAAAAGATATTAGAGAATTATTGTGAAAGGGAGAATGTAAATCGAACGGAAGCAATTAGTCGCGGAATTAAGAAGTTGGATAAAAAATAGAAACACCCGATACCCTACCAAGATAACCGAGTGTTTCGCAAACTGAGGAATATCCTCTATGAAATATTTTATCATAGAAAGATACTCCTTGTAAATATCATTTAAAAAGGAGAATTTTAGTATGAATCAGATTGAACAGACAATTACAAGTGTTGAAGTAGCAGGAATGGTTGGTAAGCAGCATAATGAATTATTAAAAGATATTCGTAGATATTCAGAACAATTAGGTGAGGGGAAAATTCCCCAGTCCGATTTCTTTACAGAGAGTACATATAAGAACAGCCAGAATAAGCTAATGCCTTGCTACAATGTTACAAAGAAAGGCTGTGAATTCATAGCACACAAGCTTACGGGTGCAAAGGGAACAGAATTTACAGCAAGATACATCAATCGTTTTCACGATATGGAAGAACATATAAACAACAGCAAGCCACGCACAGCACTTGAACAACTCCAGTTACAGAGTCAGGCAATTCTTGAAGTCAATGATAAGATAGATGAAGTTAAGCAGGAGCTGGAAGACTTTAAGCAGGATATGCCACTGATGAATATTGAATGTGACAGAATTACAACAGCAGTTCGAAAGGTTGGAACTCGTGCCTTAGGTGGTAAAGATAGTAATGCCTACCACGATAAGTCTTTGAGTGGTAAGGTATACACAGATATATACAGAGAGCTTAAGAGACAGTTTCAGGTTACTTCCTACAAGTCAATTAAGCGCAGACAGTGTGATACAGCAATATCCATAATAGAAGGTTATAGGTTGCCTGTGGTTCTGAAAGAACAGATACAGAACACTAACGCACAGATGAATATGGAGGTGTAATATGTCTGCTAAAATTGATTTTGAGAATGCTTTGTATGAACTGGAACAGACAACAGCAACATTAGGATTTGTTCAGACAGCATTTGCAGAGGGCGAATCTCTTATAGATAATGACGAATCTGCAGCAACTATATATATGTTATATTCAAGACAAAGGTCTATAGTGAATAAGCTCAAAGAAGTATTGAATACAATAAAATAGATAATATCATATTGAAATCTGGGACGTTCAGCAATGGACGTCCTTTTTATATGCCCAAAACTTAATGGCAATAAACTTTAGGAAAATGCCGACGGGCGGTAAACGGAAGAAAGGAGATAGAGTGATGAGAAAGATATTACCTATGAATTTACAGTTCTTCGCTGAGGGCGGAGATGGTAACGGCGACCAGAACGCTGGAAGTAACAATAATGGACAGGCAGGACAGCAGGGTGGTCAGAATAATCAGCAGGCGGCTGGAATTGACTATGACAAAATACAGAGCATGTTAGACACCGCAACTGCCAAGAAAGAAAATGCTGTGCTTAAAAGCTATTTCCAGCAGCAGGGACTATCCGAGGAGGAAGTAAGCCAGGCTATTGCAACATTTAAGCAGAATAAACAGCAGCAGAACGCTAATGCTAATCTTCAGAATGAAGTAACAACAGCGCAGAAAGATGCTGAACAGGCTCGTATAGAGCTTGCGGCTACACAGGTAGCAATGACACTTGGTATTAATGCCAAGACACTTCCATATGTGCTTAAGATGGCTGATTTCAGCAAGGCAAAGGGCACAGATGGAAAGATATCAGAGGACAATGTTAAAGCTGCACTTGAACAGGTTCTAAAGGATGTACCTGCACTTAAGCCAAGCACAGAGAACAATGAGGGATTCCAGATTGGCGCAGGGCAGCAGACTAATGGCCAGCAGTCTTCTGCAGGTAACAATGTAAACGTTCCTACAAAGAGATGGAACAGATTCAATTAAGAAAGGTTAAAAAGGTAAAATAATATGCCAAATTTAAATTATGCAGAACAGTGGAGTCCTGAATTATTAGCAATTCTTATTCAGGGCACACTTACATCACCATTTATCACAAACAATGTCAGATGGTTAGATGCCAAGACCTTCCATTTTACACAGATGAGTGTAAGTGGTTATAAGAACCATAAGAGATCAGGTGGATGGAACACAGGAGAATATAACCAGAAAGATGTTCCTTACACAGTAACACATGACAGAGATGTACAGTTTATGGTTGATAAGGCAGATGTTGATGAAACAAATCAGACAGCATCTATTCAGAATATTTCACACATATTTGAACAGACACAGGTAGTACCAGAGACAGATGCATTATTTTTCAGCAAGGTAGCACAGGCTGCACAGAAGACAGAATTATATCATACTGAAACAGCTTCCACAGAATATACATCAGAGAATGTATTTGCTAAGCTTAAGCATATTCTGGCAGCAGGCAAGCTTAGAAGATATAAGGCAAATGGAAGTCTCATTATGTATGTATCTTCTGACATTATGGATAAGCTTGAGGTATCAAAGGAATTTACACGTAAGATTGAAATGACACAGATTGCAGAAGGTGGTCTTGGCATTGAAACACGTGTAACTGCTATTGATGGTGTGACACTTATGGAAGTTGTGGATGATGAAAGATTCTATGACAGATTCGATTGGGATGTTGCAGAGGGCGGCTTTGCTCCGCTTAAGTCAAAGTATACCATAACAACTGATACAGATGTGGTAGAAGCAAAGACATACTACACTAAGAGCGACAGCGCTTATACAGTTGTGGCAAAGCCTACAAAGACTAATATAGCCACATATTATGAAAAGACTGTTCAGGGTTCACGCAAGATTAATGTACTTGTTGCATGTGGACAGACCTGTAAGACAGTACCTAAGATTTCATCTATTTATTTCTTCGCACCAGGAGCACATACAGAAGGAGACGGATATCTTTATCAGAATCGTCAGTTAAGTGATACATTTGTATTCCCTAATGGCAAGGATGGTAAGGTTGATTCTGTATTCGTTGATGTAGATCCTGCAGAAGAGATTGCAGAGTGAGCCTATGGTATATGCAAGTAAAGAGCAATATCTAAGCGAACATAATACTATTCCAGAAGAACAGATTGAGAAGAGATTAAAACAGGCGAGCCGACACATTGACTCGCTTACTTTTAATCGTATAACTTCAAGAGGCTTTGATAATCTGACAGAGTTCCAGCAGGCAATAATAATTGATGTATGCTGTGATATGGCTGATTTTGAGTATGAGAACGAGGATATGATTAATTGTGTTCTACAGAATTATGCTATTAATGGTGTGTCTATGCAGTTTGGCAGCAGTTGGAATGTGCTTGTACAGAATGGCATTGCTGTAAAGCGTGATACATACCGGGTGCTATGTCAGACAGGCTTCTGTTGTTTAAGTCTGGGGGTGTGAGCATGAAATATCCTTGTTTAGTATTAAAGCAGTTCTGTAAAACAGAAGTACATATTGAGATAGAGCAGGAAGGCAGAAATGTCTATGGAGAGCCTCTTGAACCTGTTATATGGGATGGCTTATGCAACTATCAGGATAGTGGAAAGACAGTATTAACGGCAGAAAAGGTTCTTATACAACTTGAAGGCTGTGCTTTGATACCTGGAGATATTGCACCAGAGATGTCTCTTATAACCCAAGGAGATATAATTGTATCAGGTGAAAAAAGGCATATATATAAAGGCACAAAATGCCGCAATCCTGATGGAACAGTTAATTATACAAGATTGGACGTGATGTAATGGCGAAGAATGTTAAGTCAACAGTTAAGCTTAATATGCCTATGGTAAGGAAGCTTACGGCAGCAGCACAGGTGTCATTAGTACAGACAGCAGAAGCAATACATACGAATGTAGTTCAAAGTCAGGTAATGCCTAGAGATACAGGTACACTGCAAAATGAAAGCACATTTGTATATACACAGGATATAGCCAATGGCAAGGTAGAGCTTATATCAAGCACGCCATATGTAAGAAGGTTATATTATCATCCTGAATATAATTTCCATCAATCACCTTGGGTAGATGATAAAGGTAAAAGACACGAAGGAAATGCAAATGCCAAGGGCAGGTGGCTCGATGATTATCTTAAAGATGGTAAGAAAAGAAATTTTGCTCCCGATACGTTTGCTAAGTTATACAAGAAGAATGCGGGGTTATGATGTTAGGAATAGGTGATGTAAGAGATTATATAGCAGGTCTTGGCATTGCAGACAATAATAATGTATATTGCGGAAAGCTTGACAATAAAAAAGATAAGAGCATAGGAGTATATAATCTTAACAGACAAAGACCACCACAGACTGCTGTAGGAGGCTTAAATAACAGCTCTTATCGTGTTAAGTCTGTAAGCATATTGATTCATTGGAACACGAGTGTAAGAGACACAGAGAAGACTGCAGAACAGCTCTACAATATGCTTAGGGATATGAACCATATTACAATCAACGATACTAAAGTGTTCTTCACTAAAATGCTGGTTGATGAGCCTGTTGATGTAGGGACAGATGATAAAGGTATCTTTGAGAGTGTAATAGAATTAGATATTTATTATGAAAGGTAGGTAAAAGTATGGCACAGAATACTAAATTAGCCGGATATAATGCAGGAGCAACACCGCTTACGGGCGTTAATCCGGTGCATACAATTCAGTTTGGAGTATGTATAACAGGAAGAAAGAGCGCAGATACACCGGAAACAGTAGAAACAAAGGTTGTAAAGGATGCAGAGAGTTTAAGCATATCTGTAGATGGAACAATTGAAGAATGGAATCCAATGGACCAGGCAGGTTGGACAAGAAGACTTACAACAGGCAAATCACTTGGTATGACTATGGGCGGCAAGCGCAATTATGGTGATGAAGGTAATGATTATATTGCAAGTCTGGCTTTAAAGACAGGACAGGAATGTAATACCTGGGTTTCAATTATTTTCCCAAACCTTGACCAGCTTCTTATCCCAGCAGTTATAAATGTAACTTCCCTTGGAGGAGACTCAACAAGTATTGATGCACTTGAATGGGAAGCGCAGAGTGATGGAAAACCGACATATATTCCATATACAGAATAAAAAAGAAAGAGAGAATTTGAATAATGGCAAAGACGGATTTTAAAGTAATAGACATATCAATGAAGATTACAAACAAGTTACCTATGGTTCGTATTACTGATGATTTAGTGGTAACTGTGAATAACAGAAAGAACACAATTCTTAATGTACAGGCTATGGCTGCTGAGGCTGAAAAGAAGAAAGATAGTGACAACGGAATGGGATTTATAACAAAGGCTCTTGAAATGCTTATTGGCAAAGAGGCAGCAGATAAGATTGAGGCTATGGACTTACCGCTTCCGGAATATAAGGAAATGTATAATGCAATAATGGGCGTTGCTACAGGCACATATGGAGAGGAGAATACACCCTCATAGTGAAATATATTATGACATATATGATGACTGGGAATTGATAGAGTCAAGTTTCCTGTCACAGTATGGCATACGATTGCGGACGGAAGATGATATGTCCTGGGCGGAATTTTGTTCTTTATTATCAGGAATAATGCCTGAAACACCACTTGGAAGAGTGGTAAGTATAAGGGCAGAGAAAGACATTAAAGTCATAAGGAACTTTACTAAGGAACAGAAGAAGATACACAATGACTGGCTTCTGAAACGTAATAGGAAAATGGTGGGAACACCACAGTATATAGAATATTGGACACGATTACAAAGAGATTTTAAGGCTGCTTACTCAAAGAAGTAGGCAGTCTTTTTTCGTGCCGGAAAGGAGGGGGAATGTCAGATACAGAAATTGCAAGTATTTATCTTACGTTGGGTTTAGATACAAGTGAGTGGTTAGAAGAACTTAATAAAGCAACAGATAGCATAAATAAGCAGTTTGTTGAAATAAATAGTGAATTTACAAAACAAGTGTCAAGTACGTTATCAAAAACTGTTACACGAGCGAGTAAGCAGTTTATTAATTTAAATAATGAGTTCACTAAACAAATGTCAAATATGGGAAGTAATTTATCTAATGTATCTAATGATATTGTTAAAGAAACTGAAAAGACAAATGATATTATCTCAAAGCAAATGACAGTTATGTCAAAAAATGCAACAAAAAATGCATCTGGATTTATTAGAACCATAAGGAAAAAATTAGTAGCAGCATTTGGAACAGTTGCAACAGGAGCTTTTATCAAATCTTGTATAGAAGTAGGTTCGAATGTCACAGAAGTGCAGAATGTTGTTGATACAGCATTTAAGGACTTAAGTTGGCAGGCAGACCAGTGGGCTTCAAATGCTATGACTAACTTCGGCTTATCGGAATTATCGGCTAAGAAGTACATGGGTGTGTTTGGCCAGATGAGTAATGCTATTGGTATTACAGGTAAGGCGGCACTTGATATGGCTGAAAATGTAACTGGTTTAACAGGAGATGTTGCATCATTCTATAATCTTGGGACAGATGAGGCATATACAAAGCTTAAGTCTATATGGACTGGAGAGACTGAAACGCTCAAGGACTTGGGTGTGATTATGACTCAGACCAACTTAGACCAGTATGCACTTAATAACGGCTTCGGTAAGACAACAGCCAAGATGACAGAGCAGGAAAAGGTAATGCTACGTTATCAATATGTAACAAGTGCATTATCTAATGCCACAGGAGACTTTGTTAAGACACAGGATTCCTGGGCTAATCAGACAAGAATATTATCGCTTAGATTCGAACAGTTGAAAGCTAGTCTTGGTAAAGGTTTTATAGCACTATTCACACCTATTCTGCGTGGATTTAATAGTCTGCTTGCAGGACTGCAGAAATTGGCAGATGGATTCGCTAGTTTCGTGCAGATGCTTACAGGTGCCGATATATCATCCTCTATGGGAAGTATAAGTGCTGATATAGCAGGCATAGGAGATGATGCTGGAGGTGTTGCAGATAATGTAAGTGGAATAGGAGATGCAGCTAAGAAGACAGCAAATGATATTGAGAAGTCCCTTGCAGGCTTTGACCAGATAAATAAGCTGACAGAGCCAACAGATGATAGTTTTGATTCAAGCGGTAGTACAGGTGGAACATCTTCAGGAATCGGAAGCGTTGACCTTATACCAGATGTGAGTGGAAGTACATCTAATGTTTCTAGTGCAATATCTGATATGGCAGATAAAGTCAAAAAAGCATTAGAGCCACTTAAAGCAATATCCTTTGATAATCTGATAACATCTCTTGATAACCTTAAGAGAGCTGCACAACCATTAACAGATAAGTTGTTCGCTGGATTGGAATGGGCTTATTACAATATATTTGTTCCTTTGGCTAAGTGGACTATAGAGGATTTGGCACCAGCGTTTATTAATACATTAGCAGATGCTTTCAATGCGTTAAATACAATATTGGATGAGTTCAATCCTGTATTTGAAACAACCTGGGACAATTTCTTTAAGCCAATAGCTGAATGGACCGGAGGTGTTGTTGTAGATGTTATTAATGCTATAGGAGATGCCTGCGGTAAAGTTGCAGATTATTTAGATGAACATAAAACAGATATTAAAGATTGGACGGATTTATATTTAACACCATTTTTTGAGTCAGCTACAGGTTTTATTACAGAATTATATGATTTAATAAAAAATGTAATTGGATTTGTAATAGATTTAATAGGACCAGCTTTTGATGATATTGTTGCAATTATTACAGATGCAATTAGTGCAATTATCAAGATTGTAACAGGTGTACTGGATATACTTAAAGGTATAATAGAGTTTCTTACAGGCATATTTACAGGCGATATTGATAAGTGTATGCAAGGCATAAAGGACATTATCAAAGGATGCCTAGAAGTTATATGGGGCGTAATAAAAGGAATAGTATCGTTTATTGTAGATATCGTTGAGGGAACTGTGGATATAATAATTAGTCTGATAAAGAATGTATTTACCATTATAGGTAATATATTGAGTTCTATTAAGGATGTATTTGATAAAGTGCTTATTGCAATATTTAATGCTGTAGGTTCAGTATTCGGGAGTATCAAAGATATATTCTGGAGTATTGTTGATTTTGTAAGAGATACATTTAGCAATGCTTGGTCAAATGCCTGGAATGGAATAGTTGATACATTTGGTGGAATATTCTCAATGATAGCAGATATAGCCAAAGGACCTATTAATATGGTAATCGGACTTATAAATGGTATGCTTGACGGATTAGAAAGTGGAATTAACTGGATGGTTCGTAAGGTAAATAGTTTGAGTTTTGATGTGCCTGACTGGGTACCTGTTATAGGTGGTGACCATTTCGGGTTTGATTTACCGGAAGTTGGGTTTGGTAATGTTCCATATCTTGCAGAAGGTGGATATGTAAAACCAAATACTCCACAGCTTGCAATGATAGGTGATAACAGACACCAGGGCGAAGTTGTAGCTCCAGAGGATAAGCTTATTGATATGGCACAGAAGGCAGCAGCTATGGCATCAAGTGCTGAATTGTTGTCTGAGGCTATAAGTATTCTTAAGCAGATACTTAAAGTGTTGGAAACATTAGATCTTGATATACAGCTTGATGGAAAGAGCCTTAAGAAATATGTAGTTGATAAGATAAATGAACATACAAAGCAGACAGGAAAATGTGAGATTATACATTAAGGATGTGATGAATTGATATTGCAGTGTGATGGACAGGAGCTTCCGGCTCCAGTGTCCATCAAAGTGGATGATGAGATAATATGGTCTTCTTCAACAGGACGAGCACTTGACGGAACAATGTTAGGTGATGTAGTTGCTGAAAAGAAGACTTTATCTATATCCTGGGGAGTTCTTCAGGAAGATGAGCTGGTTCTTATTAAGAGTAAGCTTGTTGCCGGATTCTTCCCAATAACATTTCATGATGATGGACAGGATATAACAATAACAAGTTACAGAGGTACACTAAGCAAGGAAGTAATTGGGGAGCTTGATGATGGTATTTTCTATTACAGAAGTGCAAGTGTATCTATTATTCAACAATAAAGGAGATTTATAATATGAAATTTACAATCAAAGAGATTGATAGAAGTGCAGCAGAATTACAGAAGTTACAGAATTCAAAGAAACATTGGCCGGTTAAGGTTAATTATGCAATTGCTAAAAATCTTAAAGCATTATTGGCAGAATTAGAGGTATATAACGCTGAAAGAACACGAGTATTAAAGGAAAATGCTTTAAAGGATGAAAATGGGAATGCAGTCGTAGAAGATGGCTCTTACAAGTTTGCAGAAGATAAGGAGCAGGAGGTAATTAAAGAAATTGATGATATGTATAACATTGAAACAGAACTTGATGTGCATATGATTAAGCTGGAAGATGTTAATGAGTGCGATTCAGAAGGATATGACGGAACTACATTAGAAGATATTACTGCAATAGAGTTTATGATACAGGAGTAAGTGTATGTATAACAATGTAACGGAAGCTTTTAAAGAAACAATAAGAAGTCCATCGAGGACTTTTGAAGCCAGATTAAGAATTAATGGAAAATGGTATAATTCCCGATTTAAAAAATTGGGCTATGAGACGTCCAGCACAGCAGATGAAGCATTACAGCTAGGGTCGGCGGTATCTGCTAAGATAGAGATTACTCTTAAGAAGATAGATGAATTATTTGAAAACACAGAGATACCAGTAGAGATAGGTTTAAAGCTGCCAAGTGGAAAGTATGAATATATTCCACTTGGCTTTTTTACAGCAGAGCACCCACAAAGTGATCAGGCAACAACGACATTTACAGCATATGACAGAATGATGAAGACTACAGGGCTGTATATATCTAATCTGACATATCCAGCAAGTGCTGATTCGGTTTTAAGTGAGATAAGTACAAGCTGTGGTGTTCCGGCAGACGTAAGTGGTCTGGATGACATAATGATACAGACTAAGCCCGTAGGATATACATACAGGGAAATGATAGGCTATATAGCTTCGTTAAAGGGTGGATTTGCCTGTGTAGACAGAACTGGAACTATTGTTATTAAGTGGTATAAAGAATGTGAATATTCAGTAGGTAAAGCAAGAATTATATCACTTGAACACAATGAAAGTGATTTTCATTTGGATTATTTAAACTGTAATGTCGATAATCAGACTGAATTAACGCAGGGCGGCGGAGAGCTTGGGATAACATTTTCCAATCCGTTTATGACAGCAGACAGATTAAGCCAGATATATCAAAGTATTAAAGGGTTTGCATATAGAGGAGCTTCATTAAAGACACTTGGAGACATACGTCTGGATCCGTGGGATGTTATAACTGCCAATGACGGCACTGGTGAATATAAAATACCGGTTATGAATTTGGTACAGGAATATGATGGCGGTATGGCTATGACTGTTACATCTTATGGAAAGACAGAAGTAGAGACCGAAACGGACTTCAAAGGACCGACAACACAACAGAATGAGAGAATATATTCTGATTTGATATTGGCAAAGGAATTAATAGCAAAGAAAGTTGATGCTGACTGGGTTAAGGCTAATACTGTTACAGCAGAGAAAATTGATGCCGTAAATGCAGAGATAATTGATATAAAGACCAATTATCTTAAAGCAGATGTTGCAGATTTAAGGTACGCTAACATAAAGCTTAGTAACATCGAAGCTGGCTCTATAAAGACAGCAATGATAGACAAAGGTGCAGTTGGTACAGCTCAGATTGCGGACGGAAGCATAACAGATGCTAAGATAGTAGATTTAACTGCTAATAAAATAACAAGTGGAACTATAGATGCCGCTAACATCGAGGTAATCAATCTTAAGGCTGCCAATATCACGGTAGGAACAATTAACGGTAAGCAGATAGCTGAAGGAGCAATAGATACATCCAAGTTTGGAACAGATGTCACAGACTGGATGAATACAACAGACAAAGATATAGAAAATGCAGCAAAAAAGGCAGATACAGCTAATACGAATGCGGCTGGTGCATTAAGCACGGCGGAAGCGGCTAAACTTTTATCAGCGGCGGCTTCTAAGACTGCGGAAGGAGCACAGCTTACAGCAGATGGCAAGAATACAATATTTTATCAGACAACAACACCTTCAACGGAGAGTAGAAAAACTAATGATATATGGTTTAATACAGCAGATTCTAATAAAATGTATTACTTCGATGGCAAAGGCTGGGTATTACGTCAGTTCGGAACTAATGCCATTGCAAATGCCTCTATAACCAATGCCTTAATAGCAGATGCAACAATACAGAATGCCAAGATTGCCAATATGGATGCAGGAAAGATTACAAGTGGTTATATATCCGCAGACAGGATAGCTTCAGGTTCGATTGTAATTGGAAAACTTGATGCTGGTACGCAGAATGATATAGCCGCCGCCAAGAAAAGATATCAGATAACCGTAGATTTAAGAGATACAAAATATAATACTGATACATATTATCCAGTATTAATAAATTCATCTATACCATATAACGGCTTACATAACTATGAATGTAATGTTCAGCTTAATAGCGGTTCCAAACCTGCATGGTCTACGCACAATCAGGGATTTACCTGCAATCTTATTTTAAGAGTATTAGCAGGTGGCTGGGGAACAACGGATGCCGCTGGTTATTTGGAGGAGAATAATTATCGTTTTTGTAATAAAATGCCAGCATATGTGGGTCAGGTTCTTCAGCACAGTCAGATTTATTTTATGCTCCGTGGTGGGGCAAAGTATAATCTGTTCACACCTAACAGGAGTAATGGAGTAACAATATATACAACTAAAACAAACATAGCTCATAATACTGGTTATACAGTATATCTTGAGCCAACCAAAACACCTAAAAATGATTATGCAGAAGCTAAAGGCTCTGTAATTGCAAGCTGGTGTGCTGCAAATAATAAGACCCTTATTAATGGTGGAAAGATATATACAGGCAGTGTTACAGCAACACAGATAGCCGCAAATGCAATAACAACAGAAAAGATAGCGGCAAATGCAGTTAATGCAGATAAAATAGCAGCAAGTGCTATAACTTCGGCAAAAATAGCCGCAAATGCAGTAACCTCGGATAAGATTGTTGCCAATGCAGTTACAGCCGCAAAGATAGCTTCCAAGACAATAACAGCCAATCAGATAGCTTCCAAGACAATAACAGCGGCAGAGTTAAGTGTATCTACATTGTCTGCAATATCCGCAAACCTGGGAACAGTTACAGCCGGAGTGCTTAAAAGCTCTAATTATGTTGCAAACAGTACAGGAATGATGCTTAACCTTGCAACAGGAACGTGGGACAGCAAGTATTTTAAAATATCCAGCACGGGAGATATAACAAGTACCAGTGGTATTATTGGTGGCTGGTATATAAACTCAACAGGGCTCAGTAGTTACAAAAAAAATTCATCTGATGGAATAAAGTGCAGTATTAAAAATGCACTTTATATAACAGATAAAGATACGCAAAGTAATTTTATAGAACTTTGGCAACAAAACAGAAGTATTTTCAGCGTATCTTTTGGAGGAGCTGTGACAGCGAAAGTTTTATATACGGCTCAAATAGATATTGGAAAGATGGAATACCTGAAAATCCTAGGAGACACAAGAGTTTCAGGCATATTAACAGTTGGCAATGATAAATATAAGGACTGCGATTTATCAGTGACTGGAAAAGCAAGGATCAATGAAATATATACTAACTATTTTGAAAATTACGGAACCACGAAACTGAATTATATCAAGCAGAATACGAATTACTGGGCTGACTTGTACAACCTTCACGTTTATGGCGATAGTTATTACGAAGGTCCTGCACAGTTTAATGCACGCTTATATGTAAATAATACAACGATGGGAAAAGTCGGAGTTGTGCTTAATAGAAATATCACACCAGACATTAGCTTTGGATGGGACGGGACATATCTTAGAATATATATAGATAATACTGTTATTGCCTCTTACCATTGGGGAAGTGCAAGCTGGGTATAAAAATAATATTAATAAATCCACAGAAGTGGTAGAAAGAGGTAAAAAATGTTAAATGTAAATAAATCTATAACATTAAATGGAACAAGCAGTGTAGAGGAGAATGGTGCAGTTACAGATATTATGTATATGAATGCTACAATCTCAGAAAATGGAGGGTTGTCTATAAACCGCAACATAGCTAATGCACAGGCATATATAGCAAATAAGGCAACATATACGAAAGATGTAACAGAATTTGAAAATAAATTAAATGAGCTGGTAACAGAATTTAGTAAATAAAGGAGGGCAATAGAGATGATTAGAGCACCCAATATTAAAGTTAATATTAATTAAAGAGTATATAAGGTTTTAGGAGGAAAGAAAAAAATGATAACTTTAAAATATATGTATGCCGAAGCTGCGCACGACAAATTGATACAGCTTGTTATAATAGCAATAATAGCAGATACAGTCTTTGGTATGTTAAGAGCAATTAAAGATCACGATTTTAATAGCTGTTTTGGAATTAACGGAGCAATCCGAAAATGCGCAATGATTTTATCTATAATATTGCTTGTTATTGTCGATTATATAACACAATTTAATTTAATAGGTTTCTTGCCTGAGGAAGTAAGACGATATATTGGAGAAAGTATTGGTATCTCCGGATTTTTTGAAATTTTATACCTAACCTATGAAGTTGTTAGTATATTAAAAAATTTGGTTCTATGCGGACTGCCTGTTAAAAAAGTATGGCTGTATGTAAAGATGTTTTTAAGCAAATATACAGATGAGTTACCAGACGATGATGAGCTTGCAGATACAACCAGCAAAACAGAATTAAGCAATGAAAAATATATTAGTTAGTAAGCACGCATAGCAATACGCTGTGGGTGTTATTTTTATATTTAAGAAATTATAAATTGAAAGAAGGAAAAATATTATGAATAAACAGGAATTTTTAGATTTAATTGTGCCACTTGCACAGACAGAAGCAGAAAGAAGAAAGATTGCAGGTACAGGTTTTGTACTTCCAAGCGTATGTATCGGACAGGCTGTATTAGAGACAGGCTGGGGCGGATCTGCCTTAATGACAAAGGCTAATGCGTTCTTTGGTATTAAGGCTACTGAGAGTTGGAATGGAAAAGTATTTAGTTCCTCAACACAGGAGTGCTATGATAATGTTAATTATACTACTATTACAGCAGCATTTAGAGCATATGATACTCCAGCTCTCAGCGTAAGAGATTATTACGATCTTATAACAAATAGTTCACGTTATGCAGCAGCAGTAAATGTAACAGACGCCTTTGAAGCTATTACTGCGATTAAAAATGGCGGTTATGCTACAAGTCCTACATATGTAGAAAATGTTATGTCGATTATTAATAGCAATGACTTAACACAGTATGATAATGTAGTAACAGAAAATACAGAGTCAAACTTACAGCCGGATATAGATACAACAAAGTATCACGAGGGTGATTTTGTGGCATATAACACAATATATGCTTCATCAACATCATCAGATGGACTTGTACCATCAAATGGCTTTACTAGTGGCACTATCACGAGAGTTATTCCAGGTGCAGCAAATCCTTATCTTATTGATAATGGAACAGGCTGGATTAACGATGGCTGTATTACATTTGAAGATAATACTGAAAGCTCTGATAATGATATAAATGTTGGCGATAAGGTGCGTGTGCTTGTTAATGCTACTTACGATGGTGGTTCTTTTGCAATGTACTATGATGAATATGATGTATTAGAAGTTAAAGGAGACCGAGTAGTTATCGGTATTGGAGATGTTGTAACTTGTGCTATTAATATTTGCAATATAGAAAGAGTTTAG